CAACGATTCATTTTGTTCCCGACGAAGAAATTTTTGACGAAGTGAACTATGAATACGATATCCTTGTTCGACGGCTGCGCGAGCTTGCGTTCCTAAACGGCGGCGTGCGCATCATCGTGACGGATGAACGCTGCGACCCGCCCGTGCAGGACAGCTTCCATTACGAAGGCGGGGTTGTTGAATACGTTCGCTATATCAACAAAAACAAAGAGGTTCTGCACCCCGACCCGATTTATTTTTCCGCTGTAAAGAACGATAATCCGCTTGAAACGGCAAGCGTTGAAGTTGCGCTGCAATACAACGACGGCTACAGCGAAAATGTTTTTACCTATGCCAACAACATCAACACCATTGAGGGCGGCAGCCACCTTGCGGGTTTCCGTGCGGCAATGACAAGGGTCATCAACGACTACGCCCGAAAGTTTAAAATCCTTAAAGACAGCGACCAGAACCTGACCGGAGACGACATCCGCGAAGGTTTGAGCGCTATCATCAGCGTTAAGCTGACAGAGCCGCAGTTTGAAGGGCAGACAAAAACAAAACTCGGCAATGCCTTCATAAGAACCCTTGTTGACAACGCCGTGACGGCCGGCATGACTGCCTATCTTGAAGAGAACCCGGCGCAGGCAAAGCTTATTCTCGACAAATGCCTCAGTGCAAGCCGTGCAAGGGAAGCGGCGCGCAAGGCACGCGAGCTGACCAGACGCAAGTCCGTTTTGGATTCCGCCGCACTGCCCGGCAAACTGGCGGACTGCTCCGAAAAAGATCCTTCCAAATGCGAACTGTTCATCGTTGAGGGCGACTCCGCAGGCGGTTCCGCCAAGGAAGGACGCGACAGGCATTTTCAGGCCATCCTTCCGCTGCGCGGAAAGATTCTGAACGTTGAAAAAACCCGTTTGGACAAAATTCTCGGCAATGCGGAAATCAAATGCATGATAACCGCATTCGGTGCGGGCATGGATGCGGATTTTGACGAAACCAAGCTTCGCTATCACAAAATCATCTGCATGACCGATGCCGATGTTGACGGAAGCCATATTCGCACGCTGCTGCTGACGTTCTTCTATCGGCACATGCGGCCGATGATAGAGCGCGGCTATGTTTACATTGCCCAGCCTCCTCTCTATCTCATCAAAAAGGGCAATACGGAACGCTATGTCTATTCGGACGAAGAGCTGAACAAAACTCTTGACGAAATCGGCAGGGATAAAATCTACATTCAACGCTACAAAGGTTTGGGCGAAATGAACCCCGAACAGCTTTGGGACACGACAATGGATCCCGCGAACCGCATTATGCTTCGCGTCACAATGGACGATGCAATGCTTGCGGACGAAACTTTCACCCTTTTGATGGGGGACAGGGTTGAACCGCGCCGCGAATTTATTGAGCAGAACAGCAAGCTCGTTGCCGACCTTGACGTTTGAGGCGGAAACGCTTCAATTTTCAAACGGCAGATTAAAAGCTTTGAGCTCTGCAATCCGAAATTATTAACACGATTCAATGACTTGACGACCGACGAAAGGTGCGATGCACCGACTGCGGCAGGCTCCGCACCTTTCATGCAGGAGATATGATGGACGAAAACAAAAAAAGACCCAATCTTGAAATGCTCGGAACAAACGAGCTGCCGACCGATGTTGAAGGCGGCAGAATATTGCCCATAAACCTTGTGGGTGAAATGAAGCGCAGCTTTATATCATACGCAATGGCTGTTATCATCAGCCGTGCGCTTCCCGATGTGCGCGACGGGCTGAAACCCGTTCACAGGCGCATTCTTTACGCAATGGACGAGCTGAGTATGCAGCCCGACAAGCCCTTCAGAAAGAGTGCGCGCCTTGTCGGCGACGTTCTCGGCAAATACCATCCGCACGGCGACACGGCGGTTTACGATGCAATGGTGCGCCTTGCCCAGCCCTTCTCCACTCGTTACCCCCTTGTTGAAGGTCACGGCAATTTCGGCAGCGTTGACGGCGACCCCGCCGCTGCAATGCGTTATACCGAAGCGCGCATGAGCAGACTTACTCTCGAAATGCTCCGCGATCTTGACAAGAACACGGTTGATTTTTACCCGAATTTTGATGAAACGCTGATGCAGCCCGCGGTATTGCCCGCAAGATACCCGAACCTTCTTGTGAACGGCTCAAACGGCATTGCTGTCGGCATGGCAACAAACATTCCGCCGCATAATCTCGGCGAGGCTGTCGATGCCTGTGCCGCAATGATTGACAATCCCGATATCACGATCGACGAGCTGATGAACTATATCCCCGGCCCGGACTTTCCGACCGGCGGCGTCATCATGGGCGATGTCGGCATTCGCCATGCATATTTTACAGGCAGGGGAAAGATCCTTGTTCGCGCAAAGAGCGAGATCGAGCAGTACAAGGCCGATCGTTCACGAATCATCGTCACGGAAATTCCGTATCAGGTCAACAAAGCAAAGCTTGTTGAAAAAATTGCAGAGCTTGTTCACGAGAAGCGCGTGGACGGCATTTCCGACCTTCGCGATGAAAGCTCCCGGGCGGGAATGCGCATTGTTATCGAGCTTAAAAAGGATGTCAATGCAAACGTTGTGCTGAACAATCTGTATAAGCACACTCAGCTTCAGGATACTTTCGGCGTTATCATGATCGCGCTTGTGAACGGCGAACCCAAGGTGCTCAACCTTCGCGAAATGCTTTATCACTACATTGCGCATCAAAAGGATGTTGTCACCCGCCGCACGCAGTTTGACCTTGACAAAGCCCGCGAAAGGCTGCACATCTTGGAAGGCCTTATGATCGCACTCGACAATATTGACGAAGTCATTGCCATCATCAAAGCCAGTGCAAACGGCGCAGAAGCAAAGGAAAAGCTGATTGCACGTTTCGGTTTCAGTGAACGGCAGGCGCAGGCGATACTTGACATGCGGCTGCAAAGGCTGACGGGGCTTGAGCGCGAAAAGTTGGAAGCCGAGTACGGCGAGCTTAAGCGCACGGTTGAATACCTTGCTTCCCTGCTTGCGGACGAAGGCAAACTTATGGGCGTTGTTAAAGATGAAATGCTCGAGATTCGGCGCCGCTTTGCCGATCCGCGCCGCACCGAAATCACAAAGATCGTTGAAGACATCGATATGGATGACATCATCCAGGAAGAAGACATGGTTGTTACCTGCACCCATCACGGCTACATCAAGCGCATTGCGGAAGCAACCTATCGCACGCAGCGCAGAGGCGGCGTCGGCATCAGCGCGGGAGCAACCCGTGAAGAGGATTTCCTTGAGGATATTTTCGTCACAAGCACGCATTCCTATATCATGTTCTTCACAAACAAGGGCCGCGCTTTCCGCATTAAATGCTATTCCATTCCGGAAGCAAGCCGCACCGCAAAGGGCACGCCCATAGTCAACCTGCTGCAATTGCAGACGGGCGAGTTCGTTACCGCCGCATTCCCCATCGGCAGGCAGACCGAGGGCGGCTATCTCGTTCTTTGCACACGGCAGGGTGTTATCAAAAAAACCCCGCTCTCCGATTTTTCAAACATTCGCAAGGGCGGCTTGATTGCTCAAAACCTCCGCGAGGGTGACGAGCTTATCAGCGTTGCGCTCTCCGCAGGCGATGATGAGTTCATTATCGGCACACGGGACGGAATGAGCATCCGTTTCAGCGAGCAGGATGTTCGCTCAATGGGCAGAAATGCCTCCGGCGTTCGCGCCATCAAACTCTCCGAGGGCGACTGCGTTGTTGATATGTCCATGGTCAAACCCGGCAGCTGCGTCATTGCCATCACCGAAAACGGCATGGGCAAGCGCACGGAAGAGGACGCCTACCGCGTTCAGGGCCGCGCCGGCAAGGGCATTATTGCAATGAATATCACCGAAAAAACCGGCAAGCTTGTTTGCCTCAAAGTTTCCGAGGGCAATGAGGATCTGATGCTTATCCGTGATGACGGCGTTGTCATTCGCGTTCCCGTTGACACGATTTCCGTCATTTCCCGCAACACGCAGGGCGTTCGACTGATGAAAATCGACGAGGGGCACAGGGTTGCAAGCGTTGCGCTTGCGCCGCATAACGATGACGAACCGCAGAAAGGCGGGGAAGAGTCCGACGGCGAAATTTCAAATGCCAATGCAGACTCCGCCGAAACAGCACCCTCCGATACGTCGGAAAATTCCGATACACCGGAAGACCTCCGATAACCGCAGCCGCCGAACCTGCCGCGCGGGCTGAAGCTCTCCGCTCTGCCGCAGTGTTTCGCAAGCAACCGATTACTTCTTCAAAAACAAACACGGGAAGTCTTCCGTAACGGACAGTGCTTCCCGTGTTTTCTGTTGATTTCGACATTGTCTTCCGCACTCGGTGTCAACCGTTGGGTAATTGGAGACAATATCACCGAATCCCCGAGTGGATTAGCGCTCAGGGTATAGATGCCCAAGCTATCATCAACTGCATACGTTATATCACGCAGTAAAAAAATCGGCAGTGCATACCAGCTAACGTAAACACTGCCGAGAAGAGCAACCCAGGGGCGATCAACCAGCCTGTATCGCCCCTTGATTATATCAGGGCAGGAGACAAAAGTCAAGGTGCAAAAGGATGGTCGACTGCACAGCAGCGGCATAGATTGCCCGTATGCACGGCGGGGATGCTGTAGGCTACAATGTTAGCTATAGCATTCTTTTTATCCCTTATCAACCGTTTAGCGCACGTTCGGTAATAAAGTATGTGTGAAAAATACTTGGAATATGAAACAAAATTAATTCATTTGCAACTGATGAGGATCACCCCCGCAGGTGCGGGGAAAACAAAACCTACTGACGGCCACATACTCCGAAAACAGGATCACCCCCGCAGGTGCGGGGAAAACCCGCTTTTTTGTGGGCAATATCGGCTAAAGTCAGGATCACCCCCGCGGATGCGGGGAAAACTGCTCCTGCTGCGTCTGTCTCGGGGGCGGCTGCGGATCACCCCCGCGGATGCGGGGAAAACCCATTGTCGGTGATATTTTGATTTTCAGTGTTAGGATCACCCCCGCGGATGCGGGGAAAACCATTATCCGCATACTGAGCGGTAACAAGCTTCAGGATCACCCCCGCGGATGCGGGGAAAACGCACCGCAAAACTTGTAGCAAAAGTATCTGCCAGGATCACCCCCGCGGATGCGGGGAAAACTCACGCGGCTGGGGCTTAAAGGCAACGAGCTTAGGATCACCCCCGCAGGTGCGGGGAAAACTACGTACATCGGTACAACGAAACCATTCGGTAGGGGATCACCCCCGCAGGTGCGGGGAAAACTAATTTTTTAGATACATATCCGCGGGCCATAGAGGATCACCCCCGCAGGTGCGGGCGTGTACAAGAGTTTCAATCTGCTATTTGATAGTTGGAAATTTGACCTGTTTTAAAACCACTTTATTTTTTCAAATGGGTTTACAGATATTTCGATACTTAATTACTCAACATGTACAAGCTATTATAATATGTACATTAAACGGTTGAAAACGGATAAAAAAGGATGCCATAGCTAACATTGTAGCCTACGACATCCTTTACCCTGTGCAGCGGCTTCCCGCTTTCGCACCTTGACTTTTTTCTACTGCCCTGATATAATTCGGGGCGATGCAGACTGATCGTTTCTGCATTTCCGCTTTCGGCAGTGTTTACATTTGGCCGTGTTCACTGCCGATTTTTACTGTGTGATTTCTGCCCCCAGCGCAACCCGCTGAGCCCGCTTCAAGTCTTTCATATCCTTATAGATTCTGGACGCAAGTTTGTCCTCCCACCAAAAAGCATCCCCTTTTTCTTCGTGGGTCCTTTGGAGCTTGCACATAAAGGCCCACACCCTATCAAGCGTTTTTGTGTCCATCGTGCTAATCGCTGGACTATAGCCAAGCAGCTCAACCGGCTCATACCTGAAAAGCGGGCGGGATGCTCCCAAAAAGCCATCCCCAAAAAGTATTCCCGCATCCGCGGCCGCTAATCCCAAGACCTTGTACGCAAATGCGGCAAGCTCGACAGAATTTTCCGCAGGCGCATAGAAGTATTTCATTTGTTGTTCTTTGTTCCAGCCGAAAAGGAAGCAGTCACTGACAAAAGTAAAGTCTTTCACAAATTTGTCTATAACCCACTGCCTGTATGCAGCGCTGAAAGCCTGCTCGTCTGCATACTGACTCAACCTCGAGTGAGCCGCATAGGCTGCCAGTGTGTCGGTGTAAACCTCTTCGTTCATAACGCTGCCGTCCTCACACGCGATTTGTGCATGCCGATAGTAGCCATCCGCATCTGTCAGCAGATAAAACGTTCCGATCCCGAGAGTTACCTGTTCCTTGATTTGCCAGTTACCACGTTTGCAGGAGTTAATGTTGAATTTCATGTTGTTTACCTTTCTGGTTTTTGGGATTTTCCTTTCCCTTTGACGTTTATAATTATACAGCATTCTTCCGATAATGTCAAGTGTTCTTTTGATTTATTTAAAGTATATTTTATCAGAGCCACACTACGGACACAAAAAAGCACCCGCCTTTCGGCAGGTGCTTCCCGGAGCAGGACTCCGACGATTTTTCGCCCGATTTGATTTAATCAAGCGAATTTTCGTTTTCGTTTAAATCCACACACCTCGTGCCGAAGTCGAAAAAAGATCTTTATCAGGATCACCCCCGCAAATGCGGGGAAAGTCAACTTGTCGCACGTGGTGGACTTGACTGGGTCATCGCTGACCACGCATATATGATACCACCGTGCCGGCTGTGCGTCAATGCATTTTTGTGTACAGGTAAAATATATTAATTCACCGGGCTGCCCTGGTCGGGTCTTAGGGTGTTTATGGCATCCAGCACGGCAGACTCGTCCGGGTGGATATACAGCTGCGTCGTCGATAGCTTTGCGTGGCGCATGATGCGCTGTATCACGCTGGGTGCGATTTTTGCACCGACAGCGCAGGCTGTAGCCGTAGTATGGCGGCATGAGTATGGGGTCAGTCTGCGACATCCGCAGCGATCAAGACAATCGTAATATTTTTTGTAAAATGCTCTTTTGTACGTGTCGCATAGCAGCGGCGCATCCCCGGTGTAGTCTATCAGCGCCTGCACGACAGGCATCAAAAAATCCGCTATCACTATAGGTCTGTTTTTGCGCTCAGCTGTCTTTAACCCCGCACCGATAATCTGATGACTGTCCAGATGGATCATATCCTTGCGGCAGTGCAGCAGCTCTCCGGGCATCATGCCCGTGTAGATCATCAGCAGGATATAGCCTGCCCATGTGTCACCGCCGTCATACCCGCGCCATATAGCGCGGATCTCCTCGTCGCTAAACGGCGTTCGTTCGTGTTCGTTTTTGGGCGGTAATACAATATATTCAGACAAATCCCTGCTGGTCCATCCCTGCATCATGGCTATACGGTACATGTGCCGCAATATCGATTTTATATCCTGTGCGCAGTAAAAAGTCAGGCCGTCCACCAGCCCTTGCAGGTCTGCTATGGTCACGGCATCGATGCGCGTATAGATCATATCGCCGATCCGCTTTAGGGCAGTGCGATAGCTGCACTGCTTTGATGCACTGAGCTGCCTAAATTTTGTCTTTTCGTATTGTTCCCACAAATCGCCAAAGGTTACATGTTTTTTGGGCATGGCGGCATTTGCTAACTGCATACAAAACTCCAAAGCTTCACGCTTTGTTTTAAATCCGCCTTTTGTGCGGCGGACCTGCTGCACTCGACCTGTGTCCGGATCGCGCTTGATGCCAACGGTCACCTGCGCCGTCCACGTGCTGCCGCGCTTGTACGCCGTGCCGGTGCCGTTGGGACGCGTGCGGGGGCGCGTTTTTTTTGACGCGGACTGGTCCGCGCCGCAGGCTATGCAGTATCGGCCATCAGGCACATCTTTTTTGCACTTTTTGCAGATCATAAATTTTACCCCCGAAAACATTTTATATCTTTTTTTTGCTTTTTGCAACTGCAAATTCATACCACATATTACCACATGACATTCAGTGCTTCCGCATGTATAATCACCCGTGGAGGTGATATATATGGACTATGCAGATTATAGACAATCCCGCGATATGACATGGCGGCTGCTGCTAAAGCACGATGTCACTGCCCTGCCCGTCAGGGTCGGTGCGATATGCCGCGCCGAGGGGCTGACAGTCATCAGCTATCACGATGCGGATCCGCTGATCCGGCAGTACGGACTGGTCGATAACGCGACCGAAAACGATGGCTTTACTTTGGGTAAAATCATATTTTATGATAATACCCGCTGCACGCCGGAGCGGCAGCGGTTTACCATCGCACACGAGCTGGGACACATCATGCTGCATCATAGCGGCAGACTTAAAAATCGCGAGCCCGCCGACGGTGATGCGGCGGTCGAGCAGGCAGCAAACGTCTTCGCTTCGCGTTTACTTGCGCCTGCGTGCGTGCTTTGGGGCTGTGGTGTGCATACCCCGGAGCAGATCGCGGCGCTGTGCAGCATCAGCCTTCCGGCAGCACGCTTCCGTGCTGCCCGCATGGCGGAGCTGTATGAGCGCGAGCGAGCTTTTTTGATGACCCGCGGGCGGAGCTGTTTTTTGCTGTCGCCGCTGGAGCGGCAGGTATATGAGGCCTTTGCCGACTATATTGCGGCACATCGGCGCGGTAGCTGACACGGTCCGCAGCAGCTGCACAAAAAGCGTCCCGGAGCACATCCGGGACGCAGTGAAGACGTTTAATCGGCGTCGGCCTCCGTCTCCGCCGTGAATATATTCGCAACCGCACTATACAGCTGCCGATCGTCAAAATTATTTGAGTGCACACGCACTATGACGCGCACATCGGGCATCAGGGGCAGGATCTCCGGCAGGTCATCCCTGCCGATGTTGCCGATGCATCCGTACTGTGTGACGACATGCAGTGCCGGCTGCCCCTGATAGCTGTACCTGCGCAGTGCGCCGGGGACATATCGGCTGTCAGGATCATCATCCAGCACACCGCCGCCGTCAAAGGCCGCGCGAAGCACCGCCTGCCGGTGCGGTGCTTTCGGATCGTCATTGGGAAACGACACGCCGACAACTTTAACAGCAAAAGCAAAACCGAAGCGCTCATCCGGATCGAGGATCTCGTCCTCACGCAGCGGCGCATCGGATTTCTGACTGCCGTCCGAGGCGGCTGCGGCTGCTATGATGATGCCCAAAAGCGCGAGCAGTCCGACCAGCCAAAAAGCCGTTTTTGACATCATGACACCCACGACGATGACGACCACCGCCGCAAGACCGCCGAAAATAAGCAAAGCTTTTTTGCTGTCGTTCATATATTTCTCCTTTTTATAAATCGTCAGTGTTTCCGCCGTCCGCGAGAACCTGAGCGATTTTTTCGATTGCCGCTATCCTGTCCGATGACATTTTTAACTTTGTTGTTTTCCCATCTCTGTGAAAAACAATCATATCATCAACGGTGACATCCGCTGTCTGTCCGTCCGTCTCGCGCGGCGGCGTTACTATATCCGTCTCTCCGCGCAGATACTCGGGCGTGGTACCCAGATCGGCCGCGATTGTTTGTAGGTATTCTTCGGGCATTGTTAAACCCTTGTTTTTCACTTCGTTTAAGTAATTTCCTGCTCTGCCGATAAGTTTGCAGATATAAACAAGAGTTTTTCCTTGTTGTTTTGTCAAATTTATTATTCGTGTCGTGTCCATTTTTGCCTCCAAAATATATTATAGGAATCGCTATAAAAACGCTTGCATTATAGGGAATCCTATAGTATAATAACGATGTCAGATTTTGACAGGCAAAACGCCCGACAAAATTTATACGGTGTGGCAACCTTATTATACCAGTCCGGCGCGATATTGTCAAGAATTGACAATATAAAAAATAAAGAAAAGGGAGAAAAAATGACAGGAACTGAGATAAAAATGAAACTTGTTGAGCAGACGCTGTCCACAGCGTGGCTGCGCCGTCGGCTGGAGGATGCAGGCGAGCCCGTGCCGCATACGGTACTGTGCAACATCCTGCGCGGCAGTCGGACAGGCCCGCAGCCGGACCGTGTACTTGCAAAAAGTGAGCAAATCCTCAATGATTACATTTCGAAAATCGGAGGTGACACGCAGTGACAGCCGCATCGCAGCTCGATGTCATAAAAAATGACGACAGGATCTTTGTTACGGTGGCGGACATCGCGCCGATACTCAAAGCTGATCCGCTCTATCTGCGCGAGACGGCGCGGCAAGCGCCGGAGGCGCTGGGCTTCCCGGTTTGCGTTGTCGGCAGACGCGTAAAAATCCCGCGCGTGCCTTTCCTGCGTTTTTGCGGGGTTGACGACTAAAAAAATGTGCCCTGCGCCGTGTATTATTACACACGTTCGATGTTCGGGACCTCCTCCTTATCCGTGCCGCCATGCGTGGCGGTACGGCGCAGGGCATACCCACAAATAAATAGAACGAGAGGTAAAACATGAAAAAGAAACTTACTACGAAAAAACGTTTGTTTGCGCCGTGCTCACACTGCGCAGATGAGTGCGCGAATCAGCCTATACAGGTGCTGATCGTAAAGCCGCACCTCCGTCCGTACGGTGCAACCATCTGCCCGAGCCTACGGTCTATGCAGGACATCGTCGGCGGCTGCATCCAGGTGGTCCATGACGGGCTATTAAAAGATGATGCCGTAATAGTTTGCGTCGTCGGCACTGCCGGCGAGGATTTTACAAGTCTGACCCCGCGGCAGTTTGCCGACTGGACCGACAGGTTTTTGTATTGCGAGCAGATGATATATTTTGACGATAAAATCATCGCGGTACCTATCGCCGACGGAAGCGCGGAAGCGGAGGATGAAAAGTATGAGTAATGCAATATATACCCGCATAACGACGCGGACGCTGGTTGATGCAGCGCGATACTGCTACTCAGCTGGAGGCGGATCCTGCGAGGGCTGTCCGCTTTGCGACATTTTTCCGGGCTGCATCGAGCACGATCTTGCGATCGAGCTTGCGGATCGTATTGAAGCCCTTTTGAAATATGACAACAAAGCAAAGGAAAGTGCAACGGAGGCATAAAATGAATTATTTTGGACTGTTTTTTTGTTTTTGTTTGCCCGGCATCATCATCGGGATGTGGCTCGGCATGGGTATAAGCGAAACACGGAGGAAGACGAAATGAAAAGTGAATGGAGGGTTTCATGTAATTACCTTTGCGGAGGTCTCGTTTACAACGTATACAGGCTGCGGGATCTCGATGAAATCGACCACAGCGGCAACCGTGAGAACGTTGATGACAGGATACTACGCGCGCTCGAGCGCATCATGCATTGCAAGCTTGACACTACAACCCCGATAGACATGGTGGCCGTAGCCGACCTGCTGAATGTTGTCAACGGGCAGCCGGACCTGTCGCGCAGCGGTGCGAGTGGAGCCGAAGCT